TGCGTGCTCTTGACGTCCTCTTTGTCATTTGGGTATGGGATGTATTTGCGGTCTAACAGCTTGCGCGAGTTGCGCAGCTTGCCATCCTTGTTAAGGTCGTCAATAAGTCGTCTCACGTCAAGCGACGCCGTCTCAATGGTTTTCTTACGCTCTGCGTGCTCTTGCTCACGCATTGTCACGGTGTTGTCCATCTCGTATTGCCTCATGCACTCCAGCAGGACGTTTGTTGTAAAGTTGCCATACAGCTGATAGCGTCCCTGGCGTATGTGTTTAAACACCAGCAGCACTTCCTCCAGCTTCATGCTGGGAAACAACTCACAGATGTCGTCGACCGCATCCTGCAGATCTGTCTGTGTTTGAAACGTCCTTGTAGCATTCACGTGACGCGTCAGGCGCTCCAGCTCAGCAAGCAACAGCACCTTTACTTGCGGCCTACGCTCGCGCAGTGCTTTGCACAATGTAATGCCTTGGCTATATGCCGTAGACGGCACAACGCCTTGCATCGTCTCGCGTGTGTTATTGAGCAGACCATTTAAGCGCTGCGTCTCTGTCGAGCTGAGCACGCTGGGCGTTGCGCTCTTGACGGATTGGATAGAAGTCTTTCCAGGCATTTGTAATTGATTGATCTATGATTTGACGTGCTCGCTCCATGTCGCCAAGCGACAAGCGTTCGAGCTTGTTTAGGGCGCGCTGTTGTGCGTAGGGTGTGTATCGGCCTTTGGTGTAAGCCTTGCGTTCGTCACACCATGTCTTCCATAGTGCTTCAAACTCTTTTCCCTCAAATGGCATCAACAGTGTGTTTTCATTGTTCTTTATACTATTCTTTTCTTTATTCTTTATACCTCGCCACTGTGGCGACCCTTCCTCGCCATCATGTCTAGGACTACTCGCCACTGTGTCTAGGACACCTCGCCATGGTGTCGACTTGGCTACCCTTCGCACACCGCTTTTTTCGATGGTGATGGCGCCTAGGTTTTCCAGCTTCGCAAAGGCACGAGTAACAGACCGCTGACTGATGCCTAGCTCTTCAGCGGCCTGCTCGTTCGTTTTGTAGTACCCGCTCTTTGCATTGGTAAAGCTGTCTATCTCTGCCCAGAGGCATCGCTCTGCTGCGGTTAGATCCAGCTGCTCCCAAATGTGTGCAGGTATCCAGATGCCTTTGAACTGGCGGTCACTCACGCAAATGGGTCTTCGCCGTTCAACAATGCTTCCAAGTTCACGCCTGGGTTCTGCATGGCTGCCTCGACCTGTTCAGACATGTTTGCTGGGTGAGGGATCAAACGGTATTGCGTCTCCAGTCCTTCGCCTGTGCGCGAAATCTTAAGGTCGTAGCGGTTAGGGTGTCCGTAGTCGGCATCGCGTGTGATGTCATCTAGGCTGTTGATGACGCTCGACTGCGTGATCTCCCACAGCTGTACGCTCTCAGTTGCGTAGTTCCACACAGCGCAGGCCAGGAACTTGCGTGGCCGTGAACCTTCCTGGTATACTGCCTCGGGCTTGCTCATGCCGTACGACCAGCGCATGGGTCTATTGTCCTCGGTCCATTGCACAAAGCCGTGCAGTGGCTTGTCGCTTAGGATGCGCACCTTGTTGGCGGTGCCCTTCACGGGCTTAAAGTAGCTGCCTGCGTTGTTGCCGCTGGCCAAAAAATCAGTGTCAATAAAGCTCATTTCTCAGGTTTTTTTGTTTGTGTGCTTTTTTCAATAATAGTCTTACTAGTTGCGCCTGGCTAATGCCAAGCTGTTGCGCCGTCTCCAGTGACGCTGCGTGCGTCTCTTCGTCGATTCTGACGTGCAATCGTATTGGATATTTTATCATGTACTCTATCATGTGTTTATGAGCTTGTCGATGGCCACATATCCCATGCTCTCGATGGCCTCGATTCTGTGTTTCCATGCTTTGGTTGACTTAAACCACCAGCGCGTCAGGTGCTCGTTGTTGTCGTGACTAAAGTCTTGGAACAGCTGCCAACCAAGGCCGCGCATGTGCTGTCGGTCAAACTGGCGTCCATTGTCTGGCAATGCGTAAAACGTGCCTTGGCCATTGTCTGTGCCTGACTTCCACACGCGTCTATCGTCTGGGTGGTGGCGGTCGTCGATGTGCTTCATGACTTCGCGTTTTGCCAGCGGTACTTACGCGCTGTGTTACGTCCTGTGATGTGCCGCATCCACTCGTTGTAGTTCTTGCAAGGGTTCGCGGGCGTGACTGTGTGACTTACGCCACTAGGTTTGAGTTTTTCCATACCACAATTGTACGCCACAATGGCACACAAACGGCACCCACAACATGGATACTTTATCAACATACGGACGTGGAAAGGGCCAAGCAACGTTTTGCCTGGCCCGCCCTGTGATGAAAAAACTAAATATGAAACTACCCTTGTTGCTCGAACATGGATGCAATCAAAGGTAACACCGCAATGCCGCACATACAAACCGCTGGCCAACTCATCCCGTGCGTTGTGATGTCCACGCATGCCGTCGTCGCGATCAGGCCGCCAACAGTCCTCTTGGCGCTCCAGCGCTTTAGGTCGCCTTTCGTTTTAAACGCCTCGGTAAGGTCGACGCTGCCAAGCAGCTTAGTAATATGTCCAAGCAACGGCTTCGAATTTCTCCCAGTCATTGTCTACATGTATAAAATCTTCGCCAATGCCGATGCGGTCAAATCCCGCCGTCAGCAACCCAGTAATAATCAGAAAGCGGTCGCGTGACGTGCTGCATGCAATGTCAGCTGCACATCCGTGCAAGTGCGCGCTGTCGCTTTTGCCACCTACGTGATCGTTCCAGTCTTCTGTTCTATAGCCCGACGTAATGACGTACGGAATACCGCTTACCTCGCGTGCCTTGTCAAGCATCTGCAGGAAATCGTCTTCCATGTTGTGGCCGCTGCCTGGGCTGTCTGGGCTGTCAAACTCGCTGTAATTAAAATACTTCATATGTCTTGACGTTCTTTGCGTGCCTTGAGTGCTCGCTCCACGTTCCACCACACAAGCGTAAGGCCTGCAATGATTGCTATTGCGTCGTTAATGTAACCAACCATGACCGTGCCAACGTAAGTCACGTTCAATGCGTTCTGTAAATGTGTGCGCAGCTCTTGCATCATGGTTCGTTTAATGTAAACCAGCCGTCCGTGGCCATGTATTGTTCGTCGCGCACGGTTACGCTGTCAGGCAAAATCAAACCAAACGCAATGGCATTGACCTGGTGAATAGTCGACGACAACGTGAAACGTTCCTCTGAAGTTAGCTCAGGAAACATGGCCACAAGCCGTTCAAGTGTGCAGTTAGGGTGAATGGGCAACACCAGTTGCGTGTCAACAAAAAGCGCTGCGCGCGTTGCGTCGTCGGGATGCGTAATTACGGCAAACATGGTCGCGTCTGCCTCGTCCTCGCTTTGCAAGTACACTGGGCGCGTCAGGTTGTACAGCTCGCGAGTAATAATCTGAGCGCGTTCTAAGCTGTTTAGTTGGCCTTCGGCTTCAATAAGTATATACTCCATTAGAACACGCTGTAATATAGATTGATGTCGTCGCTGATGTCCTCTGCGTTTAACGCTGTCGAGTTAGACCAGTGGATGTATTCCTGCAAATATCCGCGCATGAGCTGCGTGGCACTTGTTGAGAGCGCACCGAGGCGCATCACATTGCTCACGTTGGTTGGATCAACGCCATTGATGTTTGCCGTGTTTGTTTGCGTGGTTAAAAGGCCATTGTAATACGCTTCGCATGTGCCTGGGCTAAACTCAGCACTTGTCAGGTATTGCTTGTTTGCTGCTACTGTTTCGGTTTGGTCAACAATTGCCAAACTTCCGTTTGTGTAGTAATACGCAAAGCGTATTGCATTAACCTGTTCTTGCATTTGGAAAACAAAGTTCCTATTGATAGCGCTTGCGCCCCATTGGCTAGCAAAAGTTTGCCGCGCTGTAACGTTGTCAAACTGCATAACAACCGCTGTATTGACCTCGCCATTTGGATTTAACGCCACGGCTAAGGTGTCCAAATAATCATTAGCAAACAATAGAGCAGGTTTGCCATTGACCTCGTGAATGGTTCCAGCGCTGGCAATCTCTGGTTGCAAACTGACAATGCTTTGTGTGGCATTACGACTGTTGCCCGATTGGTCGTAAAAGATTTGCACTGTGCCAACTCCTGATCCAATATGTGTCTCAAGCGTCGACGTGTCCAGCTCGCCGTTGCTTAAAAATCCAATGTCTAGCAACGTGCCGCTGCTGTTCCTTACTTGTATAGCATTGCCTGTGTAGGCGCTGTCTAGTTTGCGTAAGCTGTACGCCGCCTGTGCGTTGCTGTAATCGTCAAGCAAACCAGTAAATGCTTCCTCCTTATAGCTAATGATGAACGACTTTTTTGGGTTGCCTTGCTCGGCCACATGGTCGTTAATAAGGTCGATGGCTTGACGCAACGTTGCGTTTTTACCTGGGCGATATGACGCCTGTATCTGTTGCCACGAGGCCGTGTTGTCGGCTCGACCATCATTGGACATGTAAATGGTCCGAATAATATCGTTACCTGTTGCAGGCTGGTTGCCTTGGAAATCAAAATACACACCTTTGCTTGGTCCAATGTGTGTAATGTAGCCCTCGACTTTTTCGCCTGCGCCTAGAATGCTAGACCAACTGAAGTCTGTAGCTAATTCTGTTGCATCGCCGTTAAAATCAAAGCCAGACGTAAAGCCCACGCCGAACGTGCCGCCTTCGCCTAGCCCTGGCCCTGGATCAGGTAACGGGCTTTTGCCAAAACCTTTTGTTGTTGTGGTTGTCTGTGCTTGCCCGTCGGTGCCGACTTTGTGCAATGTTACCTCTACTTCAGCTGGCGTGCTGGCAAGGCGATAATTTATGCACTGATATATGTCGGTGGTATCGTCGTCAACAAACATATAAAAAGGTGGTGGCGCTACGCCGTTGCCACGCATCACAATGTTGCCACGCTCTACAGCTCGTGGCTTGTAGTGTGCGGCAAGCACTTCGCGTACGCCTACCTGGTTGCACTCGGCGTCGTAGTCGTATCGCTGTGTGCTCCAATTAATACTGGTCTGAAAAACGCCAACGCTGGTTTCAACCATAATGCCGCCAACGTTTTGATGCAACTCGCCAATGTAGGTTTTGCCTAGGTCGATGCTGCCACGTCCAAAGGTGCTGTTAGCTACAACGTCGTAACTAGGTGCTGGCTCGACTGTGTCATTGCCATAAGTAAAGTACAGCGCGTACGTCTGTGTGTCGATTGTGTCCTGCAACGTTTGGCTGTAATCGCCATCACGATCGTAGCAGAGAATGGATGCTGTAACCTGTACAGCTGTCAAATCTGTTGGCACTGATGGCAACTGAAGGTTAAAAAACATCTGTTGCGCGTTGTCCTCGTTTGCGTCGAAAATGCAGTTTTGATAGTCTGTGTCGTGCCAATAGTAGTAACCTGAGCTGTTGCTGTACTCACCCTCAGTAATGTTCAGCGGTGTAAATACCATGCTATTCCCGTCCACGGAAATGCTAGGCGACGACCAACTAAACAAACCTTGCGGCTGTGCGCTGATTGTGTTCTGATAGTATTGATAGTTGCCAGCCGACGTGCCAAATCGAATGCTTAACTGCAGCACGTAACGACCTAAACGATCATCATTAAGCAAGCCAACAGTTGGATTGAGCGCTGAACGTTCAACAAGAATGTTGCCGTACAAAATGTAACCGCTGTCGCCCGTGGTAAAGTTAATTGTGTTGCCACTAATTGCACTTCCGCCTGTGATTTGCGTCTGACCAAGGACAATCGAACCGTTGTTTGTGTCCCTGTTTATAGTGACCTCATTGATTGCTGGCGTGAACGTGTGGGTCCACTCATTGCCCTTCTGCTTTTCGTTGTTAAGTGTGTCAACTTGGTAATTAAAACTGTCAACCAATGTGATGCCAGTCCCGTACACGCCTGACCAGTTAAGTACATTGCCTCTGAGTTCACCCTCATTGTTGTAACAAGGCATAAGCCACCAGCCTTGTTCGTGATAATACATGCGCAGCAGCAACGTTTTGCAAATGCTGTCTAGCAAATCGTAGCAATTGATATACTCGATTTCGTCGTCGTCGTTTGTGTAGCTGAAAAATTGCGGGCTTAGCTTCATGCGCCGAGTTAGGGCCGCGCTCGTAGCTGGCGGCTCAGATGTCACGCTCCAGATATCTTCGCTGTACATGTCATCGCACACAGCCAAGCGACGTTCCGCACCGCTAAAGTTGCTGTTGGCATAATTGTAGCTAACCCACTTTTCCTGAATGTTGGTCAGTACGTCATCGAAAATCTTTTGGTCTGTATCATACTCAACGCCAGCATTGTTGTAGTCAACAGTCTTCAGCAAACTAATGCCGTCGCTAGCGACAATGCGACATGCACGCGCCGCGCTTGTTTCTTGCAGCTGTACCTCGTCAATCAGAATAGGACCAAACCATGACCTGTCGCCGTTCCTGTAAACCTGCATAAACCAAGTGCCATCTTCAGCAGATACCATGGCCTCAATCATGTTGTCCAACTCAGTGGCGACATCGGGCGGCCATATGGTTTCAACCTCACAACGCGAGTGCACAATGCCAGGAACCAAAATGTCGTCCTCTGGACTTTCGTAGATCAGCTGCACACCAGCAGGCCCAACCTCAAACTTGTGGTTGTTGCTCTGGCCTACGTCATTGCGCAGTATCTCAATCTGCCAGTTGTCGTCGTTGAGTGAATAGATAGTGTCACTCGTTGCGTATCTCACGTAAGCCATCAGCTGTAGCGGTTGCGTTTAAATCCAGATCGGGTGTTGCTTAGGAAGATGTCGTTGCCGCTAATGCGACCAAACACCTCGACTTGGCTGCCACCCATCATGTCCTTCAATTTACTCAATGGCGAAATAACCTCTGGGTCGATCGCGGCGTTTCTGTTGTCACCGACGATGGCCATGGTCGGACCGCTGGCCAGTCCACCCTCAGCCAGTGCTGGGATAGGTATCTTATTAATAAGCGCCATACCTGCGCCTATCATACCAGCCATAACAAATGGATATGCTGGCCCTGTGCCTGCTGCTGCCTCAGCTGAGTTTGCAATGACGCGAGTCTTAGCCTCTGCTAGGTAGGCAATGATCACACCCTTAATTGCTTCGACCGCAAAACCTGCAAAGCTTTGCGCGCTTGACGCTGCGTTAGTAAATGCATTGACCATAGCGACGCCCATTTGATTAACCTGTGTTGTGAGCTGTACGCTCTGAACTTCCGTATTAGTCAACATACGAAATAGGTCGTCCATGCTTTTTGTGCTTTCCTTGGTCTTAACGTCAATGTTGCTCAACATGTTAAGCAGATAACCTAGCTTTTCGTTGGTCTTAAACGTCTGGCCTTCCATTTTTGATAGGCCCTCTAGGAATGCAGGTATTTTTGCTTCGCCTGTTTCCACAAGTTTGTCACCTGTTTCATTCAATGACGCAATAAGCAGCTTACCAGCGTCGGCACTGCGCTGATATTCGTCTCGGTATGCCTTAAGGTCTTTGATTTTGTTTGCGTAGACTGCGCGCAAACCAGCACCGCCTTCTTGAATCTTGCGCTCAACAGCTGCTAACTCTTCATTTGCCTCGGCCACTTTGCTTAAGCTGTCTTCAATTGCTGCGTTTATAGCAATCTCATCGGCTCCCTTTGTCACACCTGATTGGCGTCGTAGTTCTGCCTGTGACAACTCGTCCAAAGCCTTTGTCACCTCGTCAACCTGATCTGCACTTTGTTTAGCTTCGCCACGTATGCGCACAAACAACCCAATTAATGTGCCTGCAACAGCAGCGACGCCCAGGATTGCTGGTGTCGTAAGCAACATACTAGCCTTTAATGCGTTTATACCTGCAACGATTTTAGGCATAACCGTCAGCAATGGACCAATAGCTGCAGCAATACCTGCAATGGCGCCAGTCATTTTCAGCGTCGTTGGTGTGAGCTTTGCAAAGCCCTGCATCAAACTAGTAAACTTTTCTAGGGCTGCGTTAACTGCTGGCAATGCTTGTTCGCCAACGTTTGCTAGTGCAAGTTTGGCATTGTCTAGTGCTGTGCTGAAACGACCAGCTGCTGTCTTGCTTAATCGTTCCATTGCGCCATTGGCAAAACCGCCGTCCTCGGCAAATGACTGCAACGTCTTGTTAAATTGCTCGACACTCACAGCGCCAGCGCCAAGCTCTGAAGGAAGCAAACCTGTGGCCTCGCTAAGCGCAGTAAAGATTGGGATGCCACGCTCAGCAAGTTGGTTGAGGTTTTCAAGTTCAACTTTACCCTTTGCCTGAACTTTGGCAAAGATGGCCGCAATCTCGTCAATGCTTGTGCCGCTTGTAGCTGCGATGTCGCCAAGAAACTGCAGCCTGTCGCTTACCTCATCGACAGCTGTGCCTGATGCAATCAGTTGCCGCGCAGCCTTACCTACTTGCTCTAGTTGGAACGGCGTTTCTGCTGTAAACTTGTTCAGTTGAGCAACCATATTTTTAGCTTGCTCCGCGCCGCCTGTCAAGCTAATAAACGACGTCTCTAACGTCTCTAGGTCTGCCGCGCTTTTGACCGCTGCAGCGCCCATGGCTGCCAACGGCACTGTCAAGCTCCGCGTCAAGTTTTGACCCAGTTGCGTAATGTTACCTGTCATGCTGCGGAACTCCCGCTGCACTTTGCCAAGCTGCTTGTTTAGATCCCGCGTGTCCGCGCCAATCTTAACTACTAAGTCACCCAGTGATGCCATTGTTTTTTGTTGCTAGTGCTTTTAGTGTAGCCCAGCCCTTGCTTGGGTTGGCCTTTTTCTTTTGCTCCCATGGGAAAGTAGCAAGGTCTTTTGGCTTGACGCTTGCACCTTTCTTTGTGTGGACATTAAGCAGCAACGCCGTCTGCCACCGCGTACGTTCCCAGTCAGCGCGTTGCGCTTGTTCTAGGAATTTGTAGCGACCGCGTACGGCGTTGCCAAACTCTCTGAAGGTGAGATTGTAGAGACAATCAGGCGTTAGGCCCAAAAGCCCAATGCCCAATTGCTCTACTTCGTCCCATTCAAGTGGTGCGTCGTCGTCTTCAGCTCGGTTTTTTTTTCGCCGTCTGGTGACATTGACTGTTCAATCACCTTCATAACAGCAGGCAAGTCGCCTACTTCAATCAGTCCCAGAAAATCGTCCACCGACATTTCAAACGTCATGTTCTGCTTACGGCAACCTTCAGCAACAAAGTAGTACAGCAGCTCAGGCATAGCCGTCACGTCTTCGCTGTCTAGCTTGCTGACCTTGTGTCCAGTTGCGTTTTCAAATTCACGCCAGGCACGCATGCTTGCGCGCACTGGAAACGTTTGTTTGTCGAGTGTGATTGTCATTAAGCGATTGTCTCGTAAGTAATAGCGCTCACGCACTCCATTGTGCAGGTAAACGCGGCGTTGTCCTCAGTACCTGCTGACAGTTCCAAGTTAGTGACGTAAGCGTCAAACGACAAGCGGTGGTCGCCAGTGTTTTCTGCTGCGCCGTCGAAGTCGTACGACGTCACCTTTACTGCTTGCTTAGTGCCTGCGTTGTAAGCTGTCATCAACTCATCAAAGCCCTGGGTTGCATCGTCTGCATAAAAGGCGCTGAAGTTAATTGACAACGACTTGAGGCCAGGCAAAATGGCGCGATAGCCAGCGTTGTTTTTGGTGGTGGTGTCGCGCGTGTCCGTCTGGATAGAAGCGCTGAGGTCGGTTACATTGTCGACGACAACGTACGTGGGTGTGGCTCCAGCGTCACCGAACATGACGGTGATCTGGCTGCCATTCATAATACCTGTGGTCTGTGCCATTGTTATTCGTTGTTAGATGGTTTTTTGCGGTCTGCAATAATTGTGTTAATCAAAAGGTCGAGGTAGCCAAATACCTGATTGTCCTTTTCCGTAGGTGTAAGGTTTACGACAACCTTAACCAATGCCAATACGGCCAGCGTCAGCTCGGCCCAATTTTCTAAAATGAAACTCATTTCTTTATTCTCATTGTGTAGTCTTGGATGGCAACGTATGTGTTGCGGTCCAGGTTGACTTCAGTTACTTCGTTCGTGTACATCATGCTTTGAACGTCAATCTCCTTGCCTATGTTCGTGTTGATGTAATCGGCGCGGTCAAATACTTTGCGCACAGTGTCGGCCAACGTCATGCAGCTGCTGTATGTTCTATCGACACTAAACACTTCAATCTGCGCTTCGTCTACAACGGTTTCGCCCTTCGTTTCAACTGGCGAGTTGCCCACAACGCTGTACACGATGTAAGGCATCTGCGCACCTTCGGGCGCGCTCTCTGGATAGATGCGCGTACCGACAAGGTTTGTGATTGACGCCTTGTTGCTCAAAATAGCGTATATGGCAATCCCTGCTTTCATCGCATAAACCTTTGAAATTCTTTCTGCAGCAAGCGGTTGCGCAAGTTGACCATGCGCTGACGCGTTGCTTTCTGTGTGCGTGTAAATACGCCTTTGTTACGTCCGTCACCAAACCCTGCGCCCTGATCTACGATAGCAGAAAACCAACCGTCTTGTCGGTTTGTCTTAGTGCTGCGTCCACGTCGCCCACCTTTCGACTTTGGTCCCGCGTATGTAATAACCTTGTTGCGACGTTGGAACACCTTGATGCTGCGTCGCAAGGTGCCACGCTTAATAACTTGCTTTAGTTGCCCTGCCTTGCTCTTGCGTCCAGGGCCGCCGCCCGTGCGCTCATAAACTTTGATGTCTGTCTCTGAGTCTTGGATATTGGCCAAAAGCGCCGTAGTGTAAACCTTACCCACGCGTTCGTTGATCGCCTTAAGGCGTGCGGCGTCCTTAACGCTCCAACGCGCTGCGCGCTGTATGCGCTTCTCCAGTTCCTTTTGGCCTTTGATGTCAAGCTTAATCATCACTCACTCTTTACGCGTTCAGTGATAAAATGAAGCTCGTTGTTGCGGCCTACCTCTTGCACGGCAACAATGTTGTACATGTCCGTTTTGTATCGGATGCTGTACTTAGGCGTAACGGCACGCGTTGTCGTGCTGCTGCGCACGCGCCATGTCACGCGGTTAATGGTGCTTTCCTGTTCCTGGATTACGGCGCCGCTGGCGCTCTTGTTGTCAAGGGCCGCCCACACAGTCGCGTAATCAGTTGTGTCGCCTGTCAACTCGCCGTATTCATTGCGGTCGGTTGCAGGCGCTACAAACGTAATGCGTCTATCTAGGTAGCCAATGTTCATTGCCGCATGTCAAGAATGCGCTGTGAGCTAAGCAAAGCTTCGACAGCAAATGGGATAGATGTAGCAATCGTGCCCGTCACCACAGTGCGGCGGTTTTCATACCAGTGCCCAGTAAGCAAGCGTACAGCATGCTTTACAGCGTCGTTTGGTGCTGCACCTACAGCAGCAACCACGCGCACAGGTTGGCTGTTGTAGTCCTCCACGTCTGGCACGTCGTGGAAGTATATGCGTACTGGGTTTTGACTAGGACGATCATAGTAATACTTAGACGCGTCTAGCGTCTGTTCAAAGCCCGTAGTGTCGTCGTACACAACACTAGTAATTGACGTCACAGGTCCGTATGCAAGTGAGGCGCTGCGAAAGCTGCTAAGGTAAAAAGTAGCAGAAAGGCCTGTAGCAAACTTGCGGTTGCAGTAATCTTCACACCACGCGATAGCAGCATTAGCCAGGGCCTCAATCACGTCGTCTTCGTCGTCGTGGTCGACGCGCAAGAACAACTTAATATCTGCCAACGTCATAAAGTCTGACAGTCTAGAATATGCTGGGCGTGCTACATACATGGCGTTACAAAAAAAAGGAAGCCCAGCCCTATTGCCAGGCTTCCCGTTAGTTTAGTTGTTATTAGCTGAAGTTGGTCAGTTTAGCAAGTGCGCCTGCCTGACGAACGTCTGTGTCGTAGAACTTGTTGACGTGCAAAGCAATTTGCGCTGTTCCTGCGTTGCTGTATGGATCAACCAACAAGTCGATACCTCCAAAGAACGCGAGCAACATACCAGCAGCAAAGTCACCAAACAACAAGCTACCTGCTCCAGCGCCTACTGAGTCAGCAACGTTTGGTGAGAAGTAGGTGGTGAACCCATCAACGTTGTTGCCTTCAACAACGGCGCGAATGTTGGCAACTGCTGCTTCGCCTTTAAGAATGCTCATAGCAGAGGGTGATCCAACGAATACGCAACGCGACAAATCGCCGCCCGCTGCCAACACATCTTTTTCTGCATCAGTCAAGTTCGCGTAACCCAATGCACCAGCGACATCTTCACCGCCTGCAGCATTAACAAGGGCTGTGGCGAAAACGGCTTTGTCAATTGTCTCATTGATACCCGCTGACAACTCGCGCGAAATCAAAGCGTCCACAGCTGGGCCACCTTGCAACATCAACTGCTTTGACCACAAAGTCTTTGCAGCAACGCGTGTTGGTGTCAAGGTTACGTCATCCATCTCCAAACCTGAATCAGCGTCTGGCGATACTTCTGTTTCCACAGTACCTGCAGCTTTTGCGCTTACGCGTGGGAACTGCAAGTTTGCGGTTGCGTTGTTAATGGTTGTCACACCGATGCGCTCAGCCAGAGTTGGCGCGCGCAAGGCGTCAATAGCACCAGGAACAGCAGTAGCAACGAAGCCTGAGCCGTCGCCTGATCCAGCTTGGAAATCGTCAGCACCACCAGCGCGGTACAAAGCATTGCCTGGAATACCAATCTGACCTGACATGTTCAAGCCGCGCGCTTGCATTTCGCGGTTGGCCTCCTGTGCCCACTCAGCTTCTGCACCTTCCAACGCCTTGCCGATTGCAACGGCATTGACGGCACGGCTCAAGCTGAAAGACTTGTTGACGCGGTTTACTTCTTTGGCTTCGCTCACTGACGTGCCGCCCATCTGTGCTTGACGCGCGATCATGTCCTCGTGTGCTTGACGGCGTGTAATCTTGCCGTCGAGGCGCTCTACCTCGCGCTTGCACATGTCGGCTTCTTCTTGTTCGTTGTTAGTCCAGTCGCGGTTTTCTGTTTCTGCGACGTTAACCAACTCTTCGTAGCGGTCCGCGTGCTTGCCGCGCACTGCCTTCATCTCATTGAGATTCATAGTTGTGTGTGTTTGAGTTTCAATAACTGTTGTATCTGTGTCAGCCTCAGCAACTGCGTTGGCTTCTTCTGTTTCAAGCTGTTGGTCACGCGCTTGCACCGTGGCGGCTGCGTATGCTGGATAAGTCACTGGTGACACGTCCAACAACTGCCGCACCTTGTCCACGCTTCGCACGGTGCGCTCTTCGTTCCAGCTCTGCTTGTCGATTGTAAAGGCAAACGAAGATTGTGAAATGTCACCGCGTTTCACGCTTTCATAAAAGTCCTTGGCGTACTGCTGATCGCCGAGCTTTACTCTGTACTTCAGGCCGCGTTCGTCTACGCTCAACTCAAGCGTGCCGTTAGTGGTGCGGCCCAAAATCAAATTCGGGTCATGGTTGATAAGTGCGCGTACGTCGTTGTCGAGCACCTCGTCAAATGCGCCAGGCTTAATGACCTCGCGAAAGTGTCCGAGATCAGTCTCGCTGTTGTACACTGCAGCGTAACCCTCAAGCGTCATGTCGTCGCCTTCAGACTCGCGCACCTCAATAGTGCCCATCGTCCGCTTTTCGGCGTCCTTATGCTGTTGGTTGTCCTCCATCGGTTGATACTTTGTCGCTGTACTCGCCAAGGCGGTCCAACGCGATTTGATTGATTTGTACTGTGTGCGTATCGCCTCCCTCTACTGGGTTCATGTTTTCCTTACGGCGCACCTCGTTGATTGACACAACGCCCGATTGCAGCATCTGCTGATAGTAGTTGGTCCGCGCAGCCAAGTCACCACGGTACAAGTCATCCATGCTAAACTTGCTGTACACGTCTGGGCGCTCAAAGCTTTGAATCAACTTGCGGTCAATCTCTTGTTCGATGCGCTTGGCCCACGGGCTAATAGTGTGACGGGCAAACTGCAGGTTTTGCTGCTCTACGTTGTTAAACGTCGTCTGTGTCTCAAGCTGCACCAGTGACGGCGGCACGCTGTAAATGCGACAAATCTCTTCGGCTTGAAACTTGCGCGTCTCAATAAATTGCGCCTCGTCTGGTGTAATTGTAATGCGCTGATATTTAAAGCCAAAAGGCAACAGCTTTGTACCTGCGTTCATTGCGCTCTGGTTCCAGCTGTTTTGAATGACGTCCATCTGCTCTTTGCGCAGTGGCTGATCGCTAGCCAACACGCCTGTCATCTGTCCCTTTTGGCCAAAGTATTCGCTGCCAAAATCCTGCGCTGCTTTGGCCAGTCCCATGTTTTCGCGATGCAAGCGAATCGGACTCATGCGGTTCATGTTAGAAATCTCCAGCATGTTGTCCTGCGTCACGGCGCCATAGTCACGGATAACAAACACGCGCTCGCCGTCTACCTGTTTCACATCGACGTCATAGTAACTGACGGGCACCAGGCGTTCAGCGTAACCACGTGCGTTGCGTTCGATGACAGCGTAACCGCATCCGTACATCAACGCTGACGCCATGACGTTTTCCCAAAAGTCGTAAGCGTTTTGATATTCGTTTGGCTCGCTAGTAATCAGGTTGTACGCTGGGTGCTGGTTTGCAATCTCCACGTTGCGGCCATCGCGAACGTAAAGCTCCAGCCCTAGACTGCTAATTGTGCTTGCAATTTTGTAAATGCAAGCGTAGACTGTGCTAATCGCCAGTGCGCTTTGCTCCGTGACATTGACGCCGCTGCGCACAATTGGGTTGATGCCCAGCTCTGCCTCAAGCGTCTGCGAATTGTACTTACCGATTCGGTACCTGAAGAGTGCGCTAAGGCGTTCTGTAAGTGTGGCCATACAGTCGTTGTGAAGCTATAATATAACACACAACGCGCAATTATCAAAGGTCTACGATGTCAAAAAAGAAATCTTCTTGTGTAAGTGTGTGGCAGTATTCATTCATGGCAATGATGGACGCGATCACGCCATCAACCTTTTTGTTCTCTTGCCGTTCCTTAGTGACGCGTTTGTTTTCGTTGACGTCGGTGTACACCACGGCACAACCCATCTGCCAACGCATACACCTGTTGCCGCCGTGGATAATCTGGCCCTTCATTGCAGCCATCTCAAATTCCTTAGTCGGCCCGTTCATAGTTGTGATGTTTTGAGCCATTGGCGCCATCGTTACGCCGTCGGCCTCCAGCTCGCTAACAATGTAGGTGCTGAACCTTGGGTCGTAGCCGATGCTGCGCACGTCGTACTTGGCGCACTGATCTGTGATGTAGTCCTTGACAATTCTGTAATCCGTCACGTTGCCTGGCGTTATGCTAATGTCGCCTTCCTGCTCAAACGCCACGTAGTCGATGCCCGCGCTTAGCTTTTTCGTGTACGCTTTTTCAGAGTTGACAAATTGATGCACAAGCAAATAAAAACAATCGTTGCTATCGTCACGGAACAACAGTGCAAATGCTGTGAGGTCCTGAGTGCTCGCAAGGTCAAGGCCGCCATAGCAAGGCAGTGTGTGTAAGCGATCATGTGGTATCGGTTTATTGCCCTTCATCCAGATGTCGTCAGGAATCCACGCGGTTTCTGCTGACGTCCAAATGTTGAGGTGCAAGCGCAGAAAGCTGTTAACCATTGACGGATTCGCCTTGGCATTCTGTACGGCTTGGTCAAAGTATGACTTGTGGCAAATTGTGCCGTAACCAGGGTTGGCCTTGCGCCACGTCGCTTCGTCCGTCCAGTCGTCGTCGGCATCGGCTGCGTACAGCACAGGCAAAAACGTGTCGTCCTCGACAATGCCGTCCTGTACTTGCTTAGCGTATTCGTGCAACTCGTAACAAATGCTTGCGCGGTCGTGGCCCGCTGTAGTCAGTGCCATAATTAGCGGCTGGCGTCGTGCGCCTGTCGATGTAGTTAGCACGTCCCACAAGTCGCGGTTGGGTTGTGTGTGCAGCTCGTCAAATATCACAGCGTGGCAGTTAAGACCGTGCTTCGTGTACGCCTCAGCGCTAATACTCTTATACCAACTGCTTTTGTAGTGCACAACGTTGCGCAGCACCTTGGCGCGGCTTCGCAGGTGCGCGTTGTTGTTTATCATCTCCTGGGCAATGTTAAAGACGATGTTAGCCTGACCGCGATCGCCAGCTGCGCTGATAACCTCGGCGCCTCGCTCGCCGTCGGCAAACAACATGTAAAGCGCAATGGCCGCACTTAAGTTTGACTTGCCATTCTTGCGCGGAATCTCAACGTAGCAAGTGCGGTACCTGCGCGTGCCGTCCTCTTTCTTCCATCCAAACAGCGGGCGTATGATGTCGTCCTTTTGCCAGTCCTCCAGCAAGA